AGCGGTTCAACTACGGCGAGAGTGTTAATTAGGCTGGCTGCAAATTCTTACAATGGAAATATATTTAATAACCCATTTGCGTTAGTGCCTTATGGGTCAATTGGCGTTCAAGACAATACTGTAGCTTTCAATTTCCCTGTGCCTTTTAGATTTATTTCGGGAGTCGTTGTTGCCTTGCTCGCATCATCGGATAAAAGTTGCACAGTGTCTGGATCAACTTACGGCTGGCTTGAGGACGAATAATGGCAACAATAGTGGTTGAAACGGGCGCTGGCCTCACAAACTCCAACAGCTATGTCTCAGAGGCAGACTTAGCGACCTATGCTGCTGACAGAGGCGTTACATTGACGGGTACGGCAGCAGTGCTGATCATTCAGGCAATGGACTACCTTGAGTCAAAAAACTTCAACGGCACGAAGTCAAACATTGATCAGGCGCTCCAATGGCCTCGATACGGGGTTGAATTGGACGCATATCTAGTGCTGTCTGACGCTATACCTCAACTGCTGAAAGAATCAGAGATGGAGATTGCCATTGCTATTGATGGCGGGGTCAATCCACTGGCAAATCAGGGTCGAGAAACTATAAAAGAAAAAGTTGGCGATCTTGAGGTTGAGTATTCAGCTAGTTCGCGACCAGATACCTATTTGACGGCAGCAGAAACAAAAGTGGCCAAGCTGGTCAAAAATGTCATGGTGGTTAATCGTGTTTGATTACGCTGGCCTAAAATCTACAGCATCGAACCTGATCGCTGAGTTTGGCGATACAGCGGTATTGACAAGGGCTAACGGCGATACGTTCAACCCTGCTACTGGTAGCTATACTGGTGGAACAACGCTGACAATCACCGGCAAGGGCGCTCGAATGATGTTCTCGAAGTCTGAGATCAACGGCGAGACAATCCAAGCGGCAGACGTTCGGCTAATGTTTCAGGCCGGTCATGGAGAGCCGCTCATTGATGACAACTGCCTGTTTTCCGGCATTGATTATCGAGTGATGGATGTTCGGATTATTTCACCTGCTGGAACGGACGTATATTATGACCTTCAGCTCAGACATTAAAGAATTTGCGGAAAAGACCAACCGGAACATTGAGGACGTTCGAGCCAATGCTGCGATAAAGATATTTGGAGACATCGTAAAAGCCACGCCAGTAGGTCACTCGAAATGGTGGGCTCCAGTGAACGGCAAGCCAGCCAAAGCGCCGCCAGGATATACGGGCGGGCGGCTTCGGGGGAATTGGCAAACATCTCTCAACTCAACTATTGATTCAACCATCGCAAATATAGACGCAAATGGCAGCGAGACTATCAACAAAATGACCGCTGTGGTTGCAGTCGCAAAAGGCGAAGACACAATATTCATGACCAATAATTTGCCTTATGCTGTTCCTGTAGAATACGGCCACAGCAAGAAACAAAGGCCGATGGGAATGATGAGGGTGTCAATCACGGGGTGGAATAACGCCATCAAAGCCGCGTTGCAGAAGGTAGACAAATGAGCACTACATTCTCAGATATTAGCTCTGCCCTTGATTCTCGACTTAATACCTTGACGGGATCAACTCCGGTTGCTTGGCAGAACACAGTATACAGTCCAACAAAGACAGGAATGTATCTGCGGCCAACAAACCTTGCTGGGGCAACTACTCAGGCAGGGCTTGGCACAACAGGCATTGATCAATATCTTGGGGTTTACCAGATTGACATTTTTGCTCAAGCAGGCAAAGGCAGGAATGCAGCAGAGGTCAAGGCTGACGCTGTGGCAAATCATTTCAAGCGCGGAACTGATTTGTTGTACAATGGCACCACTGTTCGACTAGGTGATGTTTCGCGCACCAATGGCACAATAATAGAAGATCGGTTTCTAATTTCGGTCACAATCAATTACATGGCGCATGTCGCCCCGAGGTAAATCATGACAATAGCAACAGGATCGCGGCACGACATGGCTTATGTGGTCGAATCCGTTTTCGGCACTACACCAACAACACCAACATTTACTCCAATTCGGCATACTGGGACAACGATTGGTCTGTCTAAGGACGCAATTGAGTCTGAAGAATTACGCCAAGACCGCCAGATAGCCAATTATCGACACGGCAACAAGAGCGTAGCAGGTGACGTCAATATTGAGCTTTCATACGGCACATTTGATGACTTGCTTGAGGCGACATTGGCCGGAACATGGGCGACAGACGTATTGATTGCTGGCACGACTCGCCGCAGCTATACAGTCGAACGTCATCACACTGACATCGGCAAATACCTTCGGTCAACAGGTTGCAGTTTCAACGCTTTGTCTTTGTCAGTAGCTCCCAATTCAATGGTAACTGGATCATTCAGCGTCATTGGCAAAGCGTTCTCGGTTGCAAGTACAGCAATCAGCGGTTCCACATACTCAGCAGAAACGACCACAGCGCCATTTGATTCGTTTACTGGGTCAATCACTGAGGGCGGCTCAAGCATCGCTGTAGTTACATCAATAGACCTGTCAATCGACAACGGCATGGAAGCGTTGTACGTTGTTGGGAGTGACGAAACATTGCTGCCATCAATCGGCAAGTCTACTGTAACTGGCTCAATCACTGCCTACTTTGAAGACGCCACGCTGATTGACAAGTTTATTGCTGAGACAGCATCAAGCCTGTCTTTTGTGCTGACTGATCAAGTTGGCAACAGCTATACGGTTGACCTGCCAAACATCAAGTACAATTCAGGCAACCCAGAAGTAGGCGGCCCAGGTGCAATTACTGTTACTCTTGATTTTGTGGCATTGTATGACTCAAGCACTGGCTCTCAGATTGAAATCACAAGAGCTGCAGCATAAAACCTGCGGGGCTTAACGGCCCCGCTTATTTAACGGGAGGAATGAATGGATATTAAAGGTTTGTACACGGTTGAGAAGCATGAAGACGGGGCTGAATTACGCATTGTAAGCCCTCTTGACGGCGAATTGACTGATTTCTATATCAAGGTACAGGGTATAGATTCAAAAGCCTACAGAGCGGCTGTAAGGGGCTATCATCGCAAGTTGTTAGCCAACGAAGAAGGTGGCGAGTCTGAATTGCTTTCGGCGGTAACTATTGGCTGGCGCGGATTGAACGACGGAAAGGCCGAAGTTGAGTTCAGCAAAGAAAGGGCGCTTCAGCTTTACGATAATTCACCAAACATAGCGACTCAACTAGACAGGTTTATAGCTGACCGCAAAAATTTTACCAAGGGCTGATTGACGAAATATCTGTCTATGCTAGATGGCAGTTTTGGGCATCTGGATACGATAAGGGATCGAAAGTCAGCCGCATGGCTAATCTCAAGCAAGTCGAGAAGTCATTGGGACGGAAGCCAAGGGAATTGGAGGATTCGCCTAGTTTGAGGGATGAGTTGGGTTATTTGTGGGCGCTATTTGTCAGTCTAAAGAATGCGACAAACGGCCCAATTAGTTACACTGAAATTCAGGCTTATGCCAATATTTACGGTGAATTATCAGTATTTGAAATTGATATGATCCGAACACTTGACGATTTGTATTCCGCAGAGGCAAATAATAATGGCTGAAAATATTTCACGACTTGCCATTGAGGTTACGTCAGACGGGGTTATCAAAGCCGCGTCAAATCTTGACGAGTTGACTGATTCAGGAAAAAAAGCAGAAATACAAGCTGGAAAAACATCAAAAAGCCTTAACGATACAGGCAAATCGGCCAACGTCGTAAAAGGCAAGTTTGGCGCGATGAAGGGCGCAACTCAGCAAGTCTCCTATCAACTGCAGGATATCGCCGTCCAAGCACAGATGGGCACCTCAGCCTTCATAATACTAGGCCAACAAGGCCCCCAATTAGCATCTATATTTGGCCCTGGTGGCGCCGTAGTCGGTACGATGATTGCTTTCGGGGCAATGCTAGGTGGCGTTGCATTTTCAATGCTTTTGTCGGCCAAAAACACAGGTGAATTGGAAAAGTCGCTCAAGGCTTTGGGGAAAGAATACGGTGAATTAACAACCGCCCAACAACTGCTAATAAAAACTCAGAACGATTTGGAGATAAAGCGGCTAACAAAAGAAAACGGTCAGCTAGAAACTCAAGCGGTAAAGACAGGGCAATCTTTGCATGGCTTGGCGGCGGCTTATGCTGGAACAACCGAGGGACTTGAAGGCTTAAAAACTGCCTCAAACGACGCCAATGTCCAAATGGAACTGAACAGGGAAAGAATAAAATTATTGACTAACGAAAACAATGGTTTGTCTAAATCAACAAGCGATGTTGTCGTGGCTTTAGATTTAGAATATCAAATGCTCGGCAAGACAGAAAGACAAAAAGCACTTATTACTGCTGGGTTAAAAAACGCAAAACAAGAGCAATTAGATGAAATAAATAGGCTGTACGACCTTATTGAAGAGAAAAAGAAGGATTTAGACCTCGACAAACAAAGAAGCGATCAACTAAAAAAAGACGAAGCAGATCAGAAGAGCGGTGCTGTTGCGGCAGAAAGAAGGCTGGCTGCGGCAGAAGGGGCAAATGACAGTATAATTGAGGCGCTAAGACGCAGATCGGTTCAACAGCAAGCTGTATTAGAACAGGACAGGATTGCTGCCGTATCAATGGCCGAAAAAACCGGAGCCGACGTTTTAGCTATTAACGAGCGGTACATGGAAGCCCATTTGGCAGTTGAAGCTGGCACAAACGCAAAAATACTGGAAATGAACCAGAAATTAACAGCAGCAAAGGAAAAAGCTGAAGCAACATACATGAGCAATTGGATGCAAAGGACAGAAGAGTCAATGATGAACATGGATCTTCTTGGCGCGACTATGGCCGAAAGTCTTTCATCCAATCTTGGTAACGCATTTGAATCATTCTTGACAGGAGCAAGCAGCGCCAAAGAAGCGTTCAGAGATTTGGCTACAGGTATGGCGAAAATGCTGGTTCACACACTGGCAAACATGGCGGCTCAATGGGCAGCTTATTGGGTAGTAGAGAAAGTTATGGGCAAAACTGCTCAAGCCACTGCGGGGATGGCTATGGGGTTCAATGCGCTTGCAGGGCAGCAAATGGCAGCAATAAATGCTTTTGCGTCAACCGCTGCAATACCTATAGTTGGCCCAGCATTGGCTCCGGCAGCATCTGCAGCGGCAATTGCGGCCACAGCCCCATTTGTTGCGGCGACGTTCGCATTGGGGGCCGCAGCCACAGGCGCAAGAGCATTAGGCGGCCAGGTAAGAGGCGGCGAATCATATTTAGTTGGTGAGCGCGGCCCAGAATTGTTAACAATGGGAACATCTGGCCGAATTGCTACTAATGAGAACCTGAAAAACGCTGTTGGAGGCGGTGGAGGCGTAACTGTGATCAACAATATTGACGCAACAGGATCAGGGCCAGACGTTGAGGCTAAGATTAGGGCAGCAATGGATCAGACAAGCGCCAAAACAATTGCTACAATCCAAGACTTAATGAGGCGGAGGCGTTTCGCATGACCATATTTTCATTTCCGCAAATCATACCGGCATCAAGTAGCTTTGAGCTTGTGACGAATACAAAAACATTTCGTTCACCATTGACTAACTCAGTTCAGACCGCAAGCAGAAAAGGATCGCTCTGGAAAGTCGGAATGTCATTCAATAATTTGCACGGCAGTCAAAGGGCTGAAATGCAGGCGTTTCTGACTAAATTGAACGGGCAAGAGCATCGCTTCGCGCTTTATGATCATTCGTACGCTCGCCGAGGCGCTGGGACAGGCACGTTGAGCGTCAATGGAGCTAACCAAGGCGGGAGCAGTCTTGTTTGTTTTACTCCAGAATATTCCATTACAAATTATTTTAAAGCCGGTGATTATATATCGTTTAATAATGAGCTTCACATGGTGACAGACGACGCCAGCTCAGACGGGGCAGGGGCTATCACCCTCAACATAGCGCCGCCGATCCGCAAGCCAACTATTAATAATCAGTCAATTGATTATACGGGAACGGTTAACGGGGTGTTCATGCTGTCGTCTAAATCTGGTTGGACTAATGACCCAGCAGGGCTTTCATCGTTCAGCCTTGATGCCGTCGAGGATGTTTTAGCATGAGCCGCGCATTTGGTGCCGCCAGTGCTGCTGCGTTTATTGAACCAAACGTATCAGTGATTACCTTTGTTATGTTGGACTTCGCATCCGGCATTGTTCGCGTTCACAACAGTATCGGAACGTATACATGGGGTGGCGAGGATTGGATTGGCGTTGGATCGCTTGGTACCGTGTCTCAACTCGAAGAGGGTGCAGATGTTTCACCGTACGGGATAACGTTAACATTGTCTGCGCTTGATCTTGTTGTGTCCGGCGCAGCACTGAACGAAGACTATTTTATGCGCCCAGTTTCGATTTATATCGGGGCTTTGTCGGCAGATGATGAGCTTTTGAATACCCCGCTTCAAATGTGGGGGGGTCACATGGATGTGATGGGAATTACCGCCGGAGCAGAAAATGATCAAATAACCATCAATTGCGAATCAGAATTGGCAGCGTTTGACCGATCATCAAACCTTAAATACACCACTCAATCGCAGCAAGGTTTTTATCCTGGCGACTTGTTCTTCGACTTTTTGCCGAAGATTGAAGGTGCCAAAATTAGATGGCGAGACAACAAGACTGATTCCATTGCAGGATTCACTCCAAATGACATTACTCGCGGGATTTCGGTTGGCGGTTTACGTTGACTCGCAGATTAAAAACAATTAAAGCGTTGAACGAATGGGAAAAACGCCAATTTGATTACGGTGATGCTGATTGTTGTCAATTTGTGGCTCATGTCATCAAATATTTAAGCGGAAATGATTACTCAAAGGCTTTTGAATATGAATCGGAACAGGAAGCAAATATGTTAATCTGTCGATTTGGAAGCCTCAAAGAATTGATCACAAACATACTTGGCGAGCCGTCAGATAATTTAAGCGATGGCGATCCTGTTATAAGTAAATTCCCGATAATTGGTGAAACGATGGGCATTAAGCTAGGCGAATTTGTGATCTGCTTGACCGAAAAGGGAATGGCTAAATTGCATAACAGACATCAAATTTGCGGGTGGTCAATATGCCTTCAGCGGTAATATCAATTGGTGCTTGGGTATTAGGCGCTGTCGGCGCCACTGGTCTGGCCGCTGCGGCAGGAACCGCTGCATTTTTAGTTGGGGCGGCAGTTATAATTGGGGCTGGCGTTCTTGCTGCCGTAGCCTTGACGCCAAGCATAGGCGGCGGCAGACAAGCCGATAATGACAAGAGTCGTCAAAGCACTGTAAAAAGTACAATTGAGCCACAAAAGGTAATCTATGGTCAGGCTCTTGTATCCGGCCCAATTACTTTTGTGGGTGTCAGCGGCTCTGACAATGAAGTGATGCACCATGTGATAGCTTTGGCGGGGCATGAAGTCGATGCGATAACAGACATCTGGCTTGATGACCAAGCAATATTGGAAAACCAATTCAATGGCTCTGGTCTTGTGACTAGCGGCACATTCCAAAACATAATGACGGTTACAAAGTTTCTTGGGACGCCAGATCAAACGGCTGACGCTAACTTGGTTGCAAACTGGTTTGGATACACGACAAATCATCGCGGTCGGGGAATAGCGTATATCCATACACAATTCGTTTTAAACGATGACAGCCAAGAAGTCTGGGACAAATACTCTCCAAACAATATCAAGGCTCTTGTGCGTGGCCGAAGAATATACGATCCAAGACTGGATATATATCCTGGCGGTGCAGCGACAAACCCTGGATCAATTGTATTTTCGAGCAATCCTGCTTTAGCGATTGCTGATTACCTTACGAATACCCGATTTGGAATGAAGATCAACCCAGATAAAATTGACTGGGCTACAGTTATTGTTTCTGCGAATGCTTGCGACGTTTTGGTTGATATTCCTAACAGCCTACAAGAAAAAAGATTCACTGCCAACGGCGTCTTGTTTGCAACCGATAGTCACAGAGCCAGCATTGATAAACTTCTAAGCGCAATGAATGGCAAGTTGATATATTCCAGCGGTTTTTATTACATCAAGGCTGGCATATACGAAGCGCCAACCGAGGCTTTGGACGAGGATGATTTGTCAGGCGCAGTAGCAATAAAGACTTCGGTTGAGCGGTCGGACAGATTTAACACGGTCGGCGGGATATTCATGGATCCAGCTGAACTTCACAAGACAAGTGAATTTCCTAAGGTCACTATTACTTCAGCATTGTTACGAGACAACAATGAAGTTCTGGAAAAAGAGATTGAACTGCCGTTCACCAATTCTGCTTTCATGGCTCAACGAATTGCTAATAAGTTGGTTCAACTCAGTGATCAACAAAAGATGGTTAGCTTTCCGGCCAACCTTGCTGGGCTGAGAGTAGCTGTTGGTGATCGCGTATCGGTATCAATCGAAGAACTGAATTGGGAGTCAAAGGTATTTGAGTGTCTAGGATGGTCGTTTAACGACGGCGGCAATGACGGTGTAATGCTTACACTGAGAGAAGATGACGCTGGATCATACGCTGACATGCTGCCCGTTGAGTATTCTACTGTATCGGCAGACGGCGTTATCACTGACGGATTCCCTGGCGTTCCTGACCCGCAGGGTCTTACGGCAATTGCTGGACTCAGAAGCATTGATTTGAATTGGCACAACCCCGTCAACACAAACAAGTTTAAAGAAATAGCAGTTTATGCTTCCCCTGATTCATCTTGGGAAAACAAGGTTGAAATCGGCAGGACAATGGGAACGCAGTTTTTCCATGACGCATCAACTGCTCTTGATCCACTTTCAGTTGGCGATACTCGATTCTATTGGATCAGGGCATTACAGTACGGCACAGGAACAGACTCATCCGCTGTTTCTGATCGAAACCCAGACAACGATATATCAAACATTTCTGCGACTGTTGGGGCTAACATAGCAGATTCTGTCGAGTGGGTAGACGTTTCAGATTTAAATGGATATCGACCAGACAATAACGCTACCGTAGGCGCTACTGCTGGGACTAACTTGACCGACTCAGTAGGCGCGGTGCTTGGCGATGACGACGTTTTAAATAGCGTTGTGATTGAAGATATAACCGAAATTCAACTTGCTGGAACAGGCGAAATTCTTGAGTTAATCGGCGGGGCTAGAGCTGACTTGCAGCAGCTTGGCGACGTTGCGGCTTATGCGTTTAACAATGGTCAATATCTGCTGGACATAACAAACAACCTTGACGCAAGTTTTGGCAATTTGCAGCAAACCATTGTTGACATAACCGCTGGGACTACTGATGTTTTTGTAAGCGATGAGCCGCCGGTTGCAGGCGTTGGCGGCGTACCCGATCCGATTGATATCTATTCGCGCTGGTACGACTCAAACGACAATAACAAGCCATATTATTGGAACGGAACAACTTGGGTTGATTTGAGCGATCCACGAATTGCATCGAATCAAAGTGAGATCGCGGCAGTATCCGCAAATCTTGATGGAACAATTACAACCGTAGACGGGCACACAACTGAAATCGTGGCTACGGCAGACGCGCTAAGCGTTTTAGATGCCACAGTAGTAATAATTGACGAAGACTTGGTTGCACTCACGGGATCGTATGACGCCTTTGTTTTGGCTTATGATGCGGAAGACGCTGACGGCAGAATCACAGCCAATGCTGGCGCAATTGATACTTTAGAGCTTCAAGTCGAAGTTATAGATGGGCTGATTGAAGTTTCTGCGACCGACATCACTGAACTTAATGTCGAGATGAAATTTTACACGAAGCTGGATGCCGTGGATGGCGAAACGCTTCAGCTTGTCAATGGCGACGAAATTGACT